GACTGAAGCCGCTATGGACGCTGACGATCCCGCTCGTCTTGACCGGCTGCGTGACAGGTTCGACCGCGCTCGTCGGTGACTACTGCCGCATCGCCAAGCCGATCAGCTACGACAGCAAGACCGACACCGCTGAGACGGTGAAGGAGATCGAAGCGCACAATTCTAAGTGGGTGTGTCTGTGTGAATCAGACTGTCCCGCCAGCACTGCAAATACCAAATAGCCTTGCCGATCTCCTGCACCGTGGCGTCCTTGTGCCCAGCGCGACTCATGTACTTCAGCGCGTTCCCACGGCAGTAGCCGGCGAACTCCTCTGGCGATAGCTTGGCCTGGAGGTAGTCAATCGTCTCAATGCCGCCAACCTTGTAGTGGTCGGGATTGACTGCGTCCGTCATGCGCCCAGCCTCGCCATCAGTTCGGCGCGCTCCCGCGCGTTACGCAGCATAGCGTACCGCTGGTGCAGGCGGCGCACGATCCCGATGCGGCGGCGGGTTGCCATCTCGTCGTCCAGCAGGCGCTTGACCTCGGCCTCCGACATGGACGTAAGCGTGGCGGCCAGCGACCGCCAATCAACCTTGTTCATTCTTCAACTCCTTCATCGCTATGTCTGACACGGCACGCTTTTCGTGAAGGGCCGCCCAGATGCGTTCGTCAATAGTTTTTTCGGTCAACATCACGTAGACCCACACCGCATGGCGCTGACCGCCGCGGTGCAGGCGTCCGACCGTCTGCTCGTACAGTTCCAGCGACCACGGCAGCGACACGAACACCATGTGGCAGCCGCCGTGCTGGAGGTTCAGACCGTGGCCGGCGGACTTCGGATGCACCAGCAGCAGTTCGACCTTGCCGGCGTTCCACCGCTCAATCACGTCCTTGTCCTCTATGGTCTGGGCGTGCGGGAATTGCCTGCGTAGTTCGGCCAGTTCCTCTTGGTAGTTGTACACCACGATGGTGTTGGCGCGCTGGTTCTCGTCCAGCAGTTCCGCCAGCCGGTCAAACTTGTGGGTGCTGAACCAATGCACCGGCAGCGGCCCCTCGCGGTTGTAGACGAACCCGGACGCCATCTGTTGCAGCTTGGTCGTCACCGACGCGGCGTTCTGAGCAATGACGCGGTCTTCGCCGAACTTGACCACGTAGTCGCGCTTCATCTTCTCATACGGCCCGCGATCTGCAAGTTGAACCCGCGTCTCAACGACATGGCACGGCGGCAGCTTGTCCTTGTAGTCGCCTGGGTCAAGCACGAACGTCGCCGGCTTGATCCGCTCCATCACCTGTTCCAGCGCGCCGGGCGCTGGCGTCCACTGGCCAAACTCGCGGTTGACGCAGTGGAAATACTGCTGGAGGAACGCGCCCTTGGCGCGGCCCAGCAAACCTTGGTCGATGATCTTGCACTGACCGAACACATCCTCAAGGCCATTCGACGTGAACGAGCCTGTCAATCCCCAACGTATCGCCATCGTAGACATAAGTTTCTCCAATGCTTTGAACCGCTTGCCGCTGGGGTTCTTCAGCCGCGTCAGTTCGTCAAACACGACGCCGTCAAAACCTGACAAATCTTCTATCTTATCAAGGTTGTCGTAGTTGATGACGACCACAGGCGCGGCGCTGGCCAACGCCGCTTTACGCTGCGCCGGGGTGCCGACCGCCAGCGCCGGTGTGATGTTAGACCACTTCGGTGCTTCGACCGGCCACACGTCCGTACAGACGCGCTTGGGCGCAACCACCAGCCACCGCTTGACCAAACCGTCGTTCAGCATCGCCTGCATGGCCGTCAGCGTGATCGCGGTCTTGCCAGCGCCCACCGGCGCCAAGATCATCGCCCGGTTGCGCTCGTACAAGAAGTCGGCGGCGTCGTCCTGGTATGGTCTTAAGCGAAGCGATTGGCCCACGAATCCACACCTTCCTTCGACCACAGCACGGCGTAGTGCTGGCGCGCTGTCTCCATCTGTTCTGCAAATACCTCTTGCAGCGGCGACAGCCGCCCGCCGGGCTTCTTCAGTTCCACGAACCACGTCTGGCCGTTTGGCAGACAGGCGATGCGGTCAGCCACGCCCCGCTGCGTCACGCTGCGGAACTTGTAGCTGTACCCGCCCAGCGCCTTCACACGCTTCACGAAGTAGGCTTCGATCTCTTTCTCGGTCATGGCGCTATCCTATGGGTGCAAACATTCTGTTGCAAGGGCCAAGCAAAAAGAAACCCCCGGCGCAGTGAGGCACGCCGGGGGTTTCCATCATCAACCGCGCTGGTTTGGGGTGCGCTGTTGATGAATCCCTACCACCTTCGCCCCGGTGGTATCAATGTTTTCTATCATCCGGCGAAGGTCGGATTTGGTATGAACCCTCGCAACCTCCAGGGCTGCGAAGATATGCCGCTTGGTGTGGAAGTCAGCCGATCCCAGACGCCCGCAGTCCGTCCAACCGGCTTCCTTGAAGGCGTGCAGCAGTGCAGCCTGCGGCACTTTGACACCCGCAGGAACCTTACCCTCTGTGACCAAAAGATCACACAGCTTGTGGAACGGCCCGCCGACAACGCCCGACGCAAACGGCCCCACGCGCAGGCGCATCATATCAACCAAGTAGCTCTCGGCTACACTCATGCCCTGCTCGACCATGTTCAGCTTCCACTCGGTCACCGGCGGCGCGGCGGCAGGATTGAACGCCGACACGTCCCGCAAGTGCAGCCAGGCTCCGATCTTCTCGTAGCCGCCGCCCTTGTACCAATCCCACAGCACCGCCGCTTCGTCGGGATGCATCCGCGGTGCGCGTGACCACACGCAGAACCAGCGGCGGTCTTGCGTCGGCAGGGTGATCGGCAGCGGGTCGTTCGTGAACGCCACCACCTGAACCCGGTTCAGCATCTCGTAGGGGTGCAAGCCTTTGCGGTTGATCAGCAGCGTCTCTGGCGGCGCTGCGATAATCGGCTTGAGCTTGTTGGCCAGCGCCCGGCGCTCTTTCGCCTCCGGTTCGCGCAGTTCGTTCAGGATCAGAACTTCAGCCTCTAGGTTGTATCCCCACTGGCTGTTGATCTCGCCCGTCTCAATGATCGACCTGTTGTGCTGGTGCTTACCGCCGATGGCCCATAGGAACGGCGCCCACATGGTGTCCTTGCCGCTGCCTTCGTCGCCGCCGTGCAGCACCGCGTGGTTAATCTTCACGTTCGGGTGCTGAACCTTGTACGCCATCACATCCAAGATATGCTCAAGTTCGGATGTTTCTTCGATCAGACTGCGGCAGTGATCCAGCCACGGCGTGACCTGTGCGTCACTGACTGATGCCGTGGCGCTCATGTCGGGGCGGGCGTTGACCCAGCGGTTGCCGTAGACCAGCCCGTCACGCGCCACCAGCACGTCCTCGCCGGCGGCGTAGGTAATGCCGGTCAGCGCCTTGGCGCCAAACTCCTGCCGGCGCTCGTCATAGTAGACCGACGCGGCGACTTGCCGCTTGTTGTTGTGGATCGACCGGCAATCGACGTGACGGAACAGCGCGTTGAACACGTTGCGCGGCACTTCTTGGCGCGTCACCATGTCGAAGTAGCTGTCGTCAGACTGCACGTAGGCGAAGCGGTCAAACCACTCGGTCTTCAACAGCCGCCCGGCTTCCTTGCGCTCGACCTCCTTGACGGTGATGGCGGCCTGATCCGGAAACGCTTCGGTCGGCGAGATTTTCTCGGCCATCAGCCGCATCCGTTCGGCGATCAGTTCGTCGCGCAGCCCTGGCGTTACGGTCGGGCCGCCGTTGTCCGACACCCACTTCAGGAACGTCGTGCTGGTCAGGTCTTGGCAGTGGCCGTGATAGCAGCAGTAGGAGCGATCCAGCGGCTTGTAGCGGCCCTCAATGCTGCCGTCCGAGTGTGCGGCATGGTTAGGGCAGACGACGCCGCACCAGCCCTCGTTGTTGACCCGCGACAGCACCATGCTGTTGTCGGACAGCCACGCCAGCACGTTGTCTTGGCCGGTGTCGCGTATCTTGATGCTCTTGATCTCCGCGGTGTCCGATTCGGGCGGCACGACGCCCAGCGCCGCGCACACTTCGTCCAGCGTGTACTCGCGGTCGGGGTGGAACTCGACCAGCCGCGCCTCGAAGTTGCCCCTGCCCCGCTTCAGGTTGACGCTGCCGGGGATGCGGCAGTTGCGGACGGCGTTGGTTGCGCCTGGGTCAGTGTAGCCCGCATCCGCGATGGCGGTGATGGCCGCTGTGAAGTCTGCCTTGGACGGCTGTTCGCTGAAGGCGTAGCCCCACTGGAACGACCCTTCGGACGTTTCCATGATCCACGTCGGGGCCAGCGACGGCTCCTTGGACTTGGTGCCGATGTCGTCCAGCATCATGAACAGGACGTATTCGACGTTCTCGGACTTGGCCGATGGCTTGCCGTCCACGAAGCGGTCAACGATGAACGACCCGGTGTTGACGTACCACGCATCGCCCGGCTTGATGTTGGCCTTGGCCGGCAGGAACGACGGGAAGGTGGCCTTCGGCGCCCCATCGCCGTGGTAGACCATCTCGCCGCCGACCAGCGTCGGCTTCTGCTTCAGCAGCAGCGCCGTTTCACCCGTCTCGAACGCCAGCTTGGTGACGTATTCTATAAACTTGGTGCGATCCTCACTCATCGCAGTACTCCTATTTCCCGTAACGTTGCATGATAGCCACTTCCGCGTTCAGCGGCAGGCCAGCGGCCCAGTGCGGCGGTGTACACATGATCTTGACCAGCGCGGCAGCGGCGTCCTCGGCGGTGCTGGCGTCGGTCTCCAGCACGATTTCGTCGTGGACGTGCAGCACTACGTCGAATCCTTCTTCCTCCAACCGCCGCAGCGCGTGCCGCAGCAGATCATTGGCGATGGCCTGTGTGATGTTTTCGCAGGCCAGACCGCGCCACAGGCGGGCGCGGGGCCATTCCTTTGCGTCAGCGGCGGGCTTCCACGCCGCCTTGGCGTATGTGATGTTGCCCTCCTCATCGAAGCGGGCGAACGGGTAGCATAGCACACGGCCTGACGGCAGTGCATACCAAAGATGCTGCTTGTCGAACAAATATGTCACGCGTCCCGCGGCGATCTCTTTGCCTGGGTGGCGCATGGCGCCGGTGTACGCCCGCTCCAGCCCCGTCCAGTAGTTGACCGACCACGGGTTCGCCCGGCGCCAGCCGTCCACCATCTTGCGACTGTCGCTCTCGGTCAGGATGACGTTGTAGATGCGGCCCATGCTGGCGAAGGCGCCCACGCCGCCGGCGAAGCCGCAGGCCAATTCCTGCACCTTGCCGATCTGGCGTTGATCCTTGTCCACGTCATCATAGCGGACGTGGAAGGTTGCCGCGGCGTTGTGCTTGTACACGTCCTCACCGCGCGCGAAGATGCCCAGCTTCTCTGCGCCGCTGTTTGTGTTCGACGCCCAAGGCGTCACCCGCGCCTCAATGGCGGCCCAATCGGCCACCACCAGCCGCTTGCCTTCGGGCGCCATCAGCGCCGGGCGCAGCATCCCCTTCAGCACGTCCGTGATCCGGCGTCCGAACTGCGGCACGATCTTGTGGCCGCGCACCATTGCCTGCCGTGCTAGTGCAGGGTCGTCGGCGCATCGTCGTGGGAAATTATGAACTTGCAGTCCAAATGATGAAGCGCGGCCTGTAGCACTACCTCCAGCGAATACGAACGCTCCTCTAACTCGTTGATCCTCATCGTCTGAGAGCGCAGCCGCGCGCGCAAACTTTGCAACTGACGATGCCCAGAGGTCATCCGCGCATTGGATAACTTCAGCGACGATGGCCGGTACTTCATCGGGGTTTTCCTCTGCCAGAGCCAACAGATTGAAACGGACGTTCTTGTCGATTGATAGCTTGGGTTCGCCGTCCTTGTAAACCGTCGCCAGTTTGAGCGCCTGCGGCCCCACGCGATCCAGCACCCACGCCCGCATCTTGGGGCTGCGGACGGACGTGATCTCGCCGCCAGTGGCCTCCTCGACCGTCTGCTGAATGTCGATGGACTCGGCGTCGGCGTACTGCACGGCGGCCAGCGCCAGCGGGCGATCCAGCAGGACGCCGCGGTCATTGATGCGCTCGTTGACGTGGTAGTCGCGCAACTCATCAGCGGACAGCGCGCGCTGGGCCTGGGCGATGGCCCGCATGGCGCGTACGTCCTGTTCGCAGTAGGCAACCATCTCAGCCATCAGGCCGGGATCGTCGCGGAAGGTGCCATCCGCCTGCGGGATTGACAGCAGCCGGATCAGTTGCGCGCCGCGGTGATCTTTTTTCATGGACGCGCCAGCAAACCGGCCCACGTCCTCCAGGCTGCCCGGCGCGCAGTTGGCGCGGGCTTGTGCTGCGGTGCAATAGAACTGCTCCAGCGCGTAGTCGATCTGTAGGACGTACCAGCACACCAGACGCTCGAACGCGGCGTTGTGCGCCCTGATCTGGCCCGTGTGGTGGCGCACGTCGGCGGGGAACGGCTGGTCAGGCGTCCACGTCCGCACGTCGTCATCGTCGAAGGCGTAGGACATGCACAGCACGTCGGTGCTGGCGTCCTGCGCGTAGTTGTAGACGCCCTTGGCCGGCAGATCACAGCGGCTGCGCGTCTCGAAATCGAGCCATAGGATGCTCATGGATGCCTCACTTCATCCGCTACTAGCCGGGGCGGCCCAATCCGCCCCGGCGTTCGCTGCCCAGTTTACACGCGGCGCCGGCGGCGCGGTGCGTCTTCAGCCGGGGCTTCCGCTTCCTCGGCGTCTTCCTCCGCCGGGGCTGCGTCCATGCCCGACCACTTCACGATGTCGAACACCGGCGTGAAGATGCGGCCATAGCTCTTGTGCTGATAGTGTTCCTTCTTCAAACGCACCACCGGCACGGGCTTGTCCTGATCCTTGTCCACCTGTTCAGCGATGGCCACCGCTAGGCCCTGCACGGCGCGCTTACCGCCGACGCTGGTCACGCTGTAGCGGACTTGCAGACCTTCGTCCTCGCCGTTCGTGCAGGCCAGCGTCATGCCGATCTGCATTTCCCAGCCGCGCTTGGCGGACGGAGGCGCGGGTTCAAGTTCCGGCAGCGGTTCAGAGACGCTGACCATCTTCTCGGCCAGCACTTCGCCATCGCCCCAGGCGATGTAGCCGTGGACGAACGAGAACGGATTGACCGCCCACAGGCTGTCATCCTCGACCTCGGTCTGATCAGCACCGAAGACCCAATGGCCGGTCTTGTCCATCTTAAGGATGGCCATACCGCCAGCACCAGCCGACGATTCGATGGAACGCAGCGCGGACGCCAGAGACTTAACAGACGGCAGATTCGAGCCGCCAAACTTGGAGAGTTCATTCGACATGATTGTGTTCCTTACTGGATTTTGGCCATCGCCTTCTTGAGCGTGTGGCCGATTTGCAACACCGCGGGCCGGGGGTCATTCCCCGGTGCCAGAGTGTTACCACTTGAGACGGCGACCACCAGGTCAGCCGGCAATTCGATTTTCATTTTCTTCAGCGCCTTGTCGGCCACCGCCGGCGTGATCGCCTTCGGTTCGCCCCAGGCTTCAACGCCCGCGCTTGTCAGGAACGCCACAGCCTTGTCTTCGTCAGCCCACTGGCGAACTGGTCGCCTTGGCACCAACTTCCAATCGCCCACCGGCTTGCCCTCGGTCAGCATCTGCCCGGCCAGCGCCCGCAAGCCAGCGATAAAATCTTCGACCAGCGGCACCTGATCCAGATAATGCGCGATCTGATCCGCCGGGACGGCGTCCAGCTTGGCCGCTAGCAGGCGATCGACAGCGCCGGTCATCACCGGGCAGACAGGCTTGGCAGTGCACCACTTGCAATGGTCGCCGGCCTTCAGCGGTGCGTCAGGCTTGAGCGCGCGAGTGACGGCGGCCTTCAGGTCAGCCTCGAACGCCTTGATGCGCTCCACCGTGGTCACCCACCGCTTGACGCTGGGCGGCTGCACAATGATGAGTTCGACCTCCTCCACGCCCTCGAACACCCACTGCGTCGTCGGTGTCCGCATGGCGGCAGCGGCGTAGAACATCAGTTGCGCGTTTTCCTCAGCGCCGACAGGGATTCCATCACCAAACTTCCAATCCAGCACAACAGCGCGCCAACCAATTCGGCCCAGAAAATCAGTACTACCAAAAACGTCAGGCAGATAATCCCCAAAACCCACCCGGCTTTCGACAGCATACTCCATCCTTCCCTCTGGATCGATCTCATCCAGCGCGGCCAGCGCCGGGCGCAACTTGCGCTCGATCAGGTCATCATCCAGCGTGATGCCCTCATAAGTGCGCCCCAGAAAGAACTCTGGCGGCTTGTTCTTGTCCAGCACGTCCGCGATGGTGTCGTGCAGCAAGGTGCCTTCGTTGGCGTAGCTGCTGCTTGGGCTAGGTGGCATCTTGTCCACCAGCGCCACGCTGCCTGGGCAGGCGATGACGCGCTTGGCGGTCGATCCGCCGACGATCCTACTATGCTGCATTGTCGTTTCCTTTGTTTGGGTGGGTGTTATGGCACGTCAAACTTTTGGGTGCAACCGGCGGTGTCAAGTTAGCGGCTGATCTGGCGTTACCGTTGGCGCGGGCCTGTTCATAGACGGGCCGGCGGTGTTTCCGCAACGCCTCGCTGAACCGGTACACGCTCCCCCAGCCGTACATGTGGGCAAGCTCTGTTAGTGTCTTGTCGCTGATGTCACGGTCAGCGGCTGGCAGCGTGGGCGCGGTGCCCGGCGGGCGCGGCGGATGGTTCGTCCGGCCCTTGGGTGCTGTTTCCTTGGCCATGCGGGCATCGACAGACGCCACTTGCGACAGGTGCGCCCGGATGCGTTCGTTCGCATAGATGCGTTCCTTGCGCCCGTCATCGTACAACCACCAAAACACGCGATTGTGGATGATAGCGCGGCGGGCGGTCATGACAGCAACCCCTGCGCCGCACAGCTTTTCCGAAGATGGTGGGGTGCGTAGGCCCAGCGCCGGGTAGCGACCCCGTATTCGACACACAAGGCTTGAAGGCGTTCCTCAGACGCGCGCAGCGCGTTTGCCAGTTCGTCATGCTCTGCAAGCGCCGTAGCGGCGTCCTGCAAGATATCGCGCTCTAGGCGCGGTGGTATGGTTGCGTTCATTTGTCATCCTCGATTAGTAGAGCCAGCGCCAACAGCGCCAGCGCGATCACAAGGCCGGCCATGCTTAGGCGTCATCGCGAGCGGCTTGCATGGCGTCATACTGCCGCCAGAGCTTGGCAATGTCCGCCTGGGCCTCGGTCAACCGTTCAGCCAGCACAAGGGCCAATTCGCTGTCATGCTTTGCAGCGTCTAACAGCGCCAGCGTGGGCAGGGTGCGGAGATAGTTACGGTCGTTCAGTTTCATGGTGTCGGTTCCTTTCGTGTCAGGTTATGGTTGTTCGGTATTGTATTGACGCAACGCGCGCTCAATTTCGGCGGCCAGCGGTGCTATGTGGTTCAACACGTCAACGGCGCCCCTAGAACGTTGCATTCGTTTGGCGGCGCTGCCCGGCTTTTGCAGCGCGGCGATGTTCTTTTGCAGTGCGGCGTTATCGGCGCGCAATCGCTTCGCCAGCAGCACGGCGTTAGCAGCAATCCGCCTAGCCTCCCACATCCTTTCGGCTAGCGCGGCAATCTTCTTATCGCGGCGGGTAAGCATCCCGCGCAGCACGCTATTAGAGCGAGGGCGTTCCGTCATGGCTCAAGCCTCCCCTGTGAGTTGTTCGATGATGGCGGCAATTCGCCCATAGCTCTCGGCCAGTTGCTCTTTGCGGCGTTCGTCACTGGCCATGTCGCACCGTTGCGCTTCGCTGTAATGCGCCGCTTCCGTTTCACGGTAGATGCGCGCGGCGTTGGCAGGGCCATGCGTGGCGATGGCACGTTCGGCTATCTGTTGCGCTGTGTCGCTCATGGTGTCGTTTCCTTTCATGTAGTGGATTGGATTGTGTGGTGTGGTGTGGTGTGGTGTGGTGTGGTGTTAGCGCAACGTGTCCAAGTGGTGACGCTCGCCGAAAAGGCTAACCAGCCAATATGCGCCGGGCAAGTCTTGATCGCGGCGCACAAAGGCGTTCCGGCGATATGAACGCAAGCTGGCGGCGGCTTTCGCGCGGCTGACAAAGCGCGTCTCGTCGCTGCCGTCAGGCGTGAACATGCAAAGGCGTTCGTTCATGATAGTTTCCCTTCGTGTAGTTGATTGTGTGGTGTGGTGTCAGATGATGGCCAGCACGGCGATGCAGATGACCAGTGCCAGCATGGCGAGGGCGTCTTTGATCATGGCTTAGGCCCCTGTCAGCGGCTGTAGGTTTCGGTGAACATCTCGGCATCGCCGCAGAGGTTACCGTTGATGTCAAACAGGTAGCAGTTGAACCGCTCCACCATGCTTTCGTCGCTGACAGCGGCGCGGTCAGCATCAAGGCTTTCCGCCAACTGGCGCAGAATGCGCGCGGCCTCGGCGCGCCAATCGTCGTCAAAGGCGGCGCTATTGCACTCAATGTTGATGGAGAATGTGCGTTCGATCATGTGCGTTTCCTTTCGTTTCGTGTTGATGCGCCCATCATATCAACGCCGGCCAACCCTGCAACACATTTTTCTGCATTCTTACGAATTTGTAATGTTAGCCTGGCATTGGCTGTTTAGGCGATGGATTGTCATGGGAGCCTGGCAAACCGCCTAGAATTTGGGGCTGAATGCGCGCGCGATATCAAGGGGATAATCCAACCCTTGGCGGTTTAGGTAATGATTTATAGTTTCCTGAATATTTTATAAAGTGTATTATATAGCTAATACGCTGTAACGCTGGCGCGAATGGTGGCGCCACGCCCCCATCCGTTCTGAGTGCGATTAAAACCCGATAGCCTAAACCGCCTATATGACCTAGAAATGGCCTGTTTGGGTGCCTGGTTCGGCCACTTTGGCGCAATTGTCACGCAATCCTGTTCATGTTGGGCCAACCAAAAAACAAAACCTAAACCGCCTAACAGCAAAATGGCCGCGCAAGCTGCGCGCCAGGCGGTTGGATTGTCGCTGCCCAAACCGCCCAGCCGGGGGAAATGACCCCGCCAATCTGCTGCGACATGTAGCCGCAGGCTGTGGCTGTAGAATGCGGGCGCGTTTGCTGGCGGCTGCCAGGCGCGTGCGGGTGGGGGGGGTGGGGGCCGGCGCGCGCGTGGCTGTCACGGGCACCCTCCGCAAACAATTTTTTTAAAATTTTTTTATGCAAAAACGCAACACAGTTTAGTGCAGCCTTGCCCGCGCACCCCCGCGTCATCTATTATGGCATCATGACCTTCTATTCCCTGCCGTTCGCACCCGAACGCCCAGAAGCCACCGAGGCGCGTCTGGAAGCGATCTACGAAGCCGCGCGTTATGGCCTGAAAGGTGACAGCTTGGCGTTGGCCGCCGGGCTGACGCCAAAGCAGTTCCGGCGCTTGTCTGAGTTTGACCCGCTGGTCGAGGTCGCCGAGATGAAGGGCCGCGCTGACGGCGAACTGTCCGCCGCCAAGACGATGTACCACGCCGCCGCCAACGGCGACGCTAGGGCCGCGCTCGACATCCTCAAGCATCAGCACGGCTGGGTGGCCAAGCAGCAGATCGACGTGAACATCGACCAGCAGATCAGCATCACCGGCGCACTGGAGCGGGCGCAGTCGCGCGTCATCGAAGGCCTGTACACCGAACTGACGCCGTTAGAGGACAACACCCACTATGCAGCAGCCAATCTACTCAGCAGCCGAGGAAATGGAATTGATGAGTCGGCTGTGGTCGCCGACGATCA